CTTTGAAATCATGCCAAGCGGTGCGGGGCACGACGCGATGCATATGAGCGCGCTCTGTCCTACGGCGATGATCTTCATCCCGTCTAAAGACGGCATCAGTCACAATCCGGCGGAATTTTCCAGCTGGAGCGATATCGCTAACGGCGTAAATTTGCTAAAAAGCGTGGTTTTAGAAGCGGCGGAAAGGGTTTAAATTTAGCTCAAATTTGATGCCGTAAAAGCTATCGGTAGCGCAAATTTGAGTCATAAATTTGACGTAGCTATCGGCGCGCATTTAAAATAAGAGTATCTTGTATATAAAATGAGAGCGAGGCAGAAATCCATGTTCTTTCACTCTCATTTTATATGCCGATTTTGTCCTTTTAAACGCCCTTTAAAATATCTTTAAAACTCTTGTTCTATTTTAATCTATATGCTTCATGTCTCTAAGTAGACCTACAAATCTACCTACTATTTGACATTCACATTGATAAAATCTCATAGGTGTATAAATAGGATTGTAAGATACTAACATTAATTCTTCTCCTTGTTTATAGCACTCTTTGATGACTAGCCCGTCCGGAGTGTTTACCGCATATACGTTTCCGTCTTTATATGGTACACCTCTTGCTATCATGCATAAATCCCCGTTGCAAAGATGGGGCTCCATACTATCGCCTTGAGCCGGTATAATATCAACAGGATAAGGCCCGCTGCAGTTACTAAATTTATTTAATATTTTATTGTCCATTACTACCTCGTCAAAATCTTCGTCTTCATTCCAACCTCCGCCGCCGAGGCTTGCTCTAACGTTAAATAGCCTTAGAGTTTTATATCTCTTTTCGGACTCGTCCAAACTTTCGCCCCCTTGATTGTAAAAGAATAAATTGATAGAAATTTTGCGTTTTACCAAAAAATCCATTATTTGCTTATACGGTATGGCGTTTCTAAATTTCATCTGAGCGTAGGCGTTGGGGTTTATCCCCAGTTCTCTAGCTACATCGCCGTCTTTAATGTTTTTCTTGCCTTCGGTAGCCAATATGTCCTTTAATCTTTCCGTAACTTCGTTCATATTCATACACTCTCCTTTTGGTTTTATTTTGTAATAAATTTATCTAATTTTAGTCCAAATGTTAAAATTTATTATGTTTTATAAGGAATATACCCAAACCACAGCCCATACACAGCTGTGTAGAGTTATAGTCTACTATAAAGAAACAAAGGAGATAATATGGTAAGAGCCGAGCTTAAAAGGTTGATCATAGAAGCCCGGGATTTTGATTTTAGGAGCAGGACAATGTTTTGTATATGGAGCCCGAGCTGGAATGCCAAGATAACGATAGAGGGTAGGTATGAATATAAAATAGCCGATATCAAAAGTGAGATTATAAGATGTGAAAAGGCCATAAACCGTGGTGAGCTAGCCTGTAATGTTAAAAATCAAAAATACATGGCTGCTCTTTACAAAGAATTAAAAAGACTAGGTGGGGCGGCATAAACCGCCGCCTCTTAAAAATTCATAATCAATAGCTCGCCGCTAGTTTTTCTTTCCACTGCGTTGTTTAGGCTATAACTTACCTCAAGCTCTTTAACATTAAGGCCCGCGTAAAGATCGCGTACCATTTCGCAGTCGTTATAGCTAAGCATAAATTTAGCCTTGACGCTCTTTAAGATTTGAGCTAAATTCTGATGATCAGACGTCGTAAATCCATCCGCCGTCTTGTAATAGCTTTCTGTGCCTACGTAAGGCGGATCTGCGTAAAAGAGAGTGTCGGTGCCGTCATACTGTTCTATCAGCTTTTCATAGCTCAAATTTTCTATAGAAGCGCGCTTTAGACGCCTTGAATATATAGAAAAGTCCCTGTATATATTTTTAGTACTCCTGTTTTTGGGCATGGCAAAATTATCCCCTTTTGCGCCGAAGCTTAGGCTTATTTGATAGTAGTAAAACGCCGCAGCCTCTATCTTGTTTTTAGGTTTTATCTTACCCTCTTTTATGGCGTAGAATATCTCGCGGCTTTTTAGCATAGCGTCCACATAGGCACTTAGGCTTTGCGGTCTAGTCCCAATAATACGGTGTAAATTTATGAGATCGCCGTTGATATCATTGATTATCTCGATTTTGCTTGGTTCTTTTTGATAAAACACCGATAACGCACCACCGAATGCCTCAACATATTTAATATGTGGTGGCATAAGAGGGATTATCTTGGTTGCCAACTTTGATTTACCGCCTACCCAGGCAAATGGAGCCTTTAGTTTAGTAGTCTTCATGATTTTCCTTACAAATTTAAATTTTTTCACTACCTTGTAAGAAAATTTAGTAATATTACATTGCTACTTTGTATTTACGAGGTGGGGTTGCCGGCGGCTTTGCTTCGTAATTTTTTACCCCTCAAATTCAATCTCTATTTCGTAATTATCCGTACTCAATCTATGGCTTACGCTTTTGATGCTAAATTCGTTTGCTTCTAGCCCCGCTATACCGCTAAATTTAAGCTTTCCGCCCGCTACTATATTTGCGCCGGGTAAAGAACACCTGCCGTTGATGCCGCCTTTTTGTAGTTCGTTTAGCTTAGCTTCGCCTTGCCTAAAAGCCTCGTTATCTGATTTTGGTTGGGCTATTTGCATCTTGTAGGTTTGATCGCCCGAGCCCACCTTAATACTCTTTGTTTTGCCTGCCTCTATGTCTTGCCACTCTACTATAACAGCCCCGTATGAGTTTCTGTTGGCTTCGGTTATCTCTAAGGAGTAAAGCTCGGCTAAATTTAGATTAAAAGCGGGTAGGCTTTCATTTTTGGGAGTATTGCTCGTTTGTGTTTCGTCCCCTTTGGCGTCTTTGGATGCTATGACGATAGTGTTATTTTTTACGGCCATAATAAAGCCGTAATCAAAGCACAACCCATATAAGAAATCTAGATCCCCCGCGTCGTTTTGCAAGACGGAGGCGATGTTTTGGTCAAGTCCCGAGGTCTTTACGGCAAGCTTATTTTCGCCGGCTATTTTTCTTGCTATTTCAAATACTGTGGTATTCTCCCAGCTCCTGCGCTTTTTGATTTTTTGAGGGCTTGCGAAATTTACCGCCGTCGCTCTTACTTCGGTGGTATAATTTTTATAGTCTCTACTAGCCGTTTGCACGCTAAACGAGCCGCAAAGATAAAGATCGTCCCCATATCCTAGCCAAAGCTTTAGATTATCGCCGAATACGGGCTTGGCGTATATGCCGCTAACGCTAAAGCTTATCTCGTCGCTTTTGCTTCCCTCTTTGTCGTCGAAATTTAGGCTGATGAGATTTGCTTTGATGATCTCCGTAATATCTTCGCCGTTTGCTTCGAGCTTAAAATTTGGATGCTTTACCATAGCTTATTTTGCTCCTTGGCTTTCTCTTTTATTTCGGGCAAAAATACCTTATCGCCCGCTTTAAGCGTAGCGGCTAGTTTTGGATTTAGAGCTAGTACTTGCTCGAAAAATCTTAAATGCCCGTAATGAGCGTAAACGATGGTATCAAGCCTATCGTTGTCCTTGGCTATGTAAATTTTAGTCATAATCTCTCCTGAGCTCCAAACTAAAGCTCTGTGTAAAAAACGCTCCGTTTGGGGTAAATACGGCTTGTTTTTCGCTGATTTTAATAACCGCGAATCTACCGAAGTATTTGCCGTTTCCGTTAGTGAGCGGATAGCTTTGCCTACCGTGCGCAAGCTCGTAAAGCCTTTTTAACGCCGTTTGTTTGTCGCCGTTATAGGGCATAGTCTGCCCCTCTATACTCACGGTTTGGTTTCCGAGGTTTGCCGCGAATAAAACGGGGTGATTTTGGATACGATCCTGCGAGCTTATGCCAAACTCGGTTTCGAGCGATATACCGCCTACTTGTTTCCAGTTAAATTTAAATCCACCCAAATTTAAGACCATATCGCTACCTCTGCTCTCTTATTTCGGTGTTGGCGCTGTTAAATTCATCTCGTCTCAAAGCCTCTTTGACGCCTCTTGTTATTTGAGCTTTAAAGCTCTCTAAATCGAATTTACCGTTATTTGAATTAAGTAAAAAATCGCCGTTAAAGCTTATATTTACGCTTCCGTTTAGCCCCGCGGCCTTGGCTTGATAGGTCGTCTGGGGCTTGGTTGCCGCGGATAAGACCTCTTTGGCCTTTATCGGCGCGCTTTGAGGCTCTTCGTCGTTAAACCAAGAAAAAGGGTTATACCAGTTGCTCTCTTTGCCGTCTCCTATACCAAGAGCGTCTTTCGTCCAATCAGTAGCCGCCCCCAGCGCATCGCCGATAGAGCTAACGGTATCTACGACCCACTGAAATTTCTCGCTTATCCAATCAAAAAAGCCTCCAAAGATAGATCTCCACCACTCTACTACCGAATCAAATATAGAGCTAAAGAAATTTGAAGTAGCTTTCCAATAGGGCTTTACGCTTTCCCAGATATTTTCAAAAAAGGCTTTTACTTTGTCCCAGTTTTCGATAATCCATGCCGCGCCCGCTCCTAAAGCTACTACCAGGGCTCCAATGCCGGTAGAGATTAGGGCTAGGCGCATTATTTTTATGCCGGCCGCAGCCGCGAGAGACGCGCCTCTTACCGCCGCCATAGTCGCCGCCCACGCTTTGCCAGCGGTGTTTGCTATCCAAGTAGCGGCCGCCGTGGCTTTCATGCGAGCAGCGGTAATCAAATATGCAGCGTTTAGCTTTAGGGTAGATAGATATTTGAGTTTAAATACGCTATTTAAAAAGCTTATGCCAGTACCTAAAATTTTAACTTGTTGCCATGCCATATTAAGACTCCACCATAAAATTTTAAGCATAGGAGCCACTGTAATGATAGCGAGCATACCGCCCGCAATACCAAATAGCGCCTTTGAAAAATTCGGATACGCCTTGGTAAATGCGATTATAGAGTTTGCTACTTTTGAAAGTCCCGATATTATTAAATTTAGCGTCGGTAAAAACGCTTCGCCGATCGTCACGCCTAACGTTATAAAGCTTTGAGTAAGTCTTTCTAGCCCGCTTTTGGTGGTGGCCAGTTTGGCCTTCATCGCTTCGTCCGTACTGCCGATCGCTCCTTTATCGTTTACTAAATTTACAGCCTGGTTGTATTGACCGATCGCATTTACTAGCGAACCCATATCGTCGGCAAATTGAGTACCGAACAGGTTAGTTAGCACGCCCATTTGAGCCTTTTTATCGACTTTGGCTAGAGTGTTTAAAAACATATCAAGCCCACCGCTAGCATCGCGTGCCATTGCAACCTTTAAGTAGTTTGCATCCATCCCAATGCTTTGCAGAGCTTTTTTAAATTTCTCGTCTTGCCCGTCGATATTTGCAAGTTTATTAAATAGCGAGTTCATTGCTGTTGAGGCCACTTCAGGAGCTTTACCTAGAGACAAAAAGCTGCTAGCAAGAGCCGAAATTTTATCGCCTTTAAGTCCAAGTATCGAGCCTGAGCCTGCCGTACGACCGATTACGTTTATGATATCTCTTGCTTTTACCATAGACATTTTATCGTCAAGATAGTTTATCTTATCGCCAAGAGTTGCTATCTCATCAATTCCTAATTTTAGGTTGTTCATCGTTAGCGCAATCGCATCGCCCGCATCTTTACCGCTCATATCAAACGCTACGCCCATTTTAGAGACGAGCTTTGTAAAGTCTGCGATCTTTGAGCTATCCAGCCCAAGCTGTCCGCCGGAGGCTGAAATTTGCGCCAACTCGTTTGCGTTTACGCCGAGTTCTCGGCTTAGCTGTTTTATCTGCTCGCCTAAAATTTTTATCTCGTCTTCGCTTTTAAAATCGACGTATTTTTTAACTTCCGCCATCGAACTTTCAAAATCTACGGCGAGTTTAACCGGTACCGCAAAGCTAGCCGCGGTAGCTAAGCTGCTTTGCCATTTGCCCAGCTCGCCGCTAATCTTGCCCAAATTCGTATCGATCTTTGTTTTAAAGGCGCCGATTTTAGCTATTTTTTCATTTAATCCGGTAACGTTTTTACCGACTTTTTCAAGTCCGGCGCTAAGCTTGCTAAGCGAGCTTATATTGCCTGATAACGCACTAAACCCGGCCGTTTTTAAGCTAATTAATATACCCACTTGCGTGCTATCCATGTCCGTTTTCCTTTCCTTGACTTTACGGCTTTTTTAGTTTAAAATATCTGCATGAAACGGCTCATTTTTCTTTTATTCGTCCTGCTTTTAGGAACTCTTGGCGCCTATATGATCGAGGGTAAAATGCCAAATAGCGATAATATCGCGGGCGGACTATTTTTCGGAACCGTCTTAGCCGTACCGATCTTCGCTTTGCTTAACGCTTTTGGATTAGCCCCGTGCGTCAAAGATCGCCCTACGCCTAATATAGATTTCCTTTTTGATGAAGGAAAAGACGGTAGCGTTAGCATTTTTGTAGCCTCGGCTCTAATTTTTTCAGGGCTAATAGGCTTTTTTAGCATTGAATTAGCTCTTGCTTGCGCCTTTGGCTCCATACTATTTCAGGGCGTTATTAAATTCTTAATAAGCTATATCTTTTACGCCAAACTTTGAGGTTTAGCCTTTAAAATTTCCATCGCTATTTTTAAAAAATCCTCGTATTCGTCTACGTAAAACTCCATAATTTCATCAAACGAAAAATGAAGCGCGTGTCCTATTATCGCCACGCCCTCGCGAGTGTGGCCTACGCTAAAAAACCCGCTACCGCGCTAAGAATAAGCGAGCAGTCTTTAGCCTCTAACTCCTCAAGCTCCGCTTCGCTCATGCAAGTAAGGTTGCTGGCTAGCCTAAAGGTCAAATCGGCCTCATTGCTTCTGCCTGCGCTCATAGCAAAGCGAAGATCTTTGCCTTTTGGATGCCTGATTTTAACTTCGTTGCCGTCTGATAACGTAACGACGGTGTATTTGATGCCGTCTTGCTCGATGATTTCGTTTTTCTTGCTCATTTTTATTCCTTTGACTTAAAATTTAAGGGCCTTTAAAAGCCGTTTAATCTATCGGCGCAGCTCTCGTCGCCGATAGAAAATATTGATTATTCGCCCAAATTTGAGCGCACTTGAGATAAATAATCTACCCCGCCTATTAGGCATATCATGTTCTCCACGTCAAACATGGCTAGCTGATTTTTGCCGATAGATATATCCATAAAATGCACGGCTAGCTTGATGCTCACTTCCATCTCTTTTCCGCTTTCAAAGCTTCCCGGGTCTATCTCGGTAATATCTCCCGTTACGGCCATAGAAAAAGGCTCTGGAGCGCCTTTGCCCGCTTGGAATACGCTAGCCTTAAACAAAAAAGGAATTCTATTGTTCCAAGTGTTGAGTCCATAGCCCAAGTATGTGTTCCTATCGAGCACGCTTAGCTTAAATTCCATTTCCACCGGTTTTATCGTCCCGCTTGCAAAATTGCCGCCGAGCGCGCCTTTGGCTTCGATCGTCTCTTGTTCTATCTTTGGGATAGTTAGAGATTTAACGACGCCTAAATATCCTTGACCGTTTATAAAAGCGTTGGCCTCCTGTACCACCTGAGGTATCTGTCTTTTTACCATTTTTTACTCCTTATTTGTTTAGCTCGTTCATAAGCGTTTCGCCGTATTTATCGACATAGATAAAATCAAGCGTAAGCTGTTTTACGATAGGGTTGTTTTGCATTCTGACGTCTAGGTAAAATTTGCCGTCCGTAATGTTTGCCAGCGTATTTTTCTCGCTCCAGCTAAGCTCGTATCCGAGCAATACCTTTGCTCCTACAAGCCCCCTAAGCAGCTCGCTAACGCTTCTTTTGGCGTGATAGAGTTGATCGGCTTTTTTATCGATCGCGAATAATATGCCTTTTTGGCAAGCTTGCGAAATACGGTCAAATACCCTTACTCTTGCAAGGTCCTTCCATATAGTATCCTGATCGCTAGTCTCTCCGCCCCAAGCCCTAAAGCCGCTTTCTCTGATGACGGTCGAAATTTTAGCTGATCTAAGCTCGTCGGCCGTGCACGTCTCGCCAAGCTCGAAATCTACGTCTATTTCCGTGCCCGAAACCCCTATCATAACCCTGTTTGAGTAGCTGTCGCTATATCCAAACTCGCTTGCGCCGTCCGTATGGGCTATCATTCCGGCTATTCTTGCGCTTTGCCCTTCGTAGACGTAAGCGTTCGTTTCATCGTCCCAAACCTTGACGTTAGGATACGCAGCGACCAGCCTTCTAGTGCCGAAGTCTGCCATCTTTACTATCGCCGCGGCCGCGTCTTGGGCTTTTAGATCTACGATGCCGGTTGCTTTTAGCCTGGTAGCTACTTTTTCTATCTCGCCTTTTACGGCGTCTTCGTTGCTAAATCCCGGCGCTATGATTAGATTAGGGTTATATCCGAAGCGAGATTTTGCTTTGGTTAGCTCTGATATAGCCTTTTTACACTCGGTTATCTCGTCGTTCGTATCGCTATCGTCGTCTTTGGTGAATACGCTTAATATTATTTGCGTATTAACCGCCTGATCCTCAATCCCTTTTAGAGCCCTATAAATCGAGCCTTTTTTAAAGGCTTGGCTCGCGTCCTTTTTGGCCTTGTATTTTGCCTCTAACGCTTCAAGCGCCTTTGCCGTCGTCATGAAAAAATGTAGGCCGTTTTCTAGGACCTCCTCGTATCCGGCGATTCCTATGGGCGTAACGCTTTCTACGCTGATAGGCCTTGCGGCCTCGGCGCTTATGGTTACGTTTACTCCGAACTTAGCAGCCATGTCTAACTCCTTTCGATTTTTGATATCTTACGTTTGCTCTCATGCTCTCCCCTTTTAAAATTTATTCATTATTTCTACTTGAAATTCTTTTTTGAACGTCAGCCCTATAAAAGCCTCCAGCGCCCTTTTGCTGTCGCTAACTCCGTATTCGTCCGCCTTGTTTCCAAGCAAGATGCACCCCTGCGTATCTTTTGGGACGTTGCCGCTATGGATGAGTATGCATCTATCTTTCGGCACTTTTTCGCTATAAAGCAGCGGCAAAAGCCTTTGAAATTTGTCGCTTTCATGCCAGGTCGTTTTGTAAACTCCGGCCGGTATCCGCTTGTCGCGGCCTCGCTCTACGGTATCCGGACCCGCGGGCTCAAGCGTAAAGCCCTCTAGCAGCACGCGCCTATCTTGCGAAACTAGGCGAAATCTGCCTATCGTGCCGTCGTAAATCTCTTTAATCCTCTCGACTATCAGCTTCATTTTTGCTCCTTTATTTAATTAAATTTATTGCGGCAACCGCGATCAATATAACTGCCGCAATGATGACGAAAGTCTTGGTAGAAGGCTTCATTCCTTGACCTTTTTGAGCGGATGAAACGCCCATACTGTCTCTAAGGCTTTCTTGTCTTCGGCTTGGGTATATTCGTGCCAGTTTGAGGCGTTCGCGCCGGCTATGTCCATGAGCTTCCACCCCACATATATCCTGATATAAAAGCGCTTGCTCCACCTGATCGTGCGGTAGTAGCCAAATCTTCTCCTGCCGTCTTTGAGGCGGCACTCCACCTTACACCACGAGCTTACCCTGCCGCCGTTTGAGGTTACGCTAGGGTCTCCTAAAGTAACTACGCTAGAGGGATCTATATCGTCCATCTTAACGCCTAGGTATTTGCTTGAAAAATAGCCTATGCGGTTTCTATATAGCCAGCAAAGCCTCGCCCAGTACGTGCGGTTTTTAGGAGGCGGGAAGTGATCCCGTCTCCATCCGCCGTCGCCGTTTATGGCCGCGTTTTGCCCGTCGTAATAGTCGTTGGCGTCCTCGAACCATCTGGCCCATTTGGGCAGACGATCGTCGCTAGGCTTCGTAAAAGCTAGAGCTATGGGCACTACTACGAAAGAGGCTATCTCAAGCGGAAGCTCGATAGCGATATTTTTTGAAATTTGCAAAATTTCTTTATTGTTTAGTCTTCTCATTTTTTATCCTTTTGCTTTTCTTCTTGCTTTGATTCGTTTTCTTCCGTTTGGTATTTCGGGCTTGCAGGGCAGCCGCTCCAAGGACAGTTGCCTTGTTTGTCTAGCTTTGAGCTGCATATCTCGCAGCGTTTAGTTTTCTTTTTCATCTTTGTTTTCTCCTTTTTCTAGGGCTTGTTTTTGGGCTAGTAGCTCCTTATATTCCTCGCGAAGCTCGGGGAGTGCGCTATCGTTTCCGATGAGTATAGCGTGGCGGATATAGCTTTCGGTTTCCTCTATTTGAGCATTGACGTCGGCTAGAGCTTGAGCGTCTTTCTCCTCTTGAGAGAGCTCCTCTATCTCAAAGAATATCCTGAAGCTATCTTTTGTCTCCTCGCTTTTTAGCACGAGCTTTTTACTTGGATCGTCGTTATTTGGCGCGGGCTCCTCTATCACTCTTTTGTATCCGTTTTTTACGAGATCGTCATTACTCAAAAAGGATACGTACATCAGTCCCTCGTTCGTTTCTATGAGTTCAAGCTCTTGAATTTGCTTTGTTTTGGTATCATATAGTTTCATTTTTACTCCTCTACTTCTATTTTGATGCTGTAGAAATTTACGTGACGGCCGTTACTTACGGAGCAGCGTCTTTGTATTTTGATACTAGTATCGTTTAGAATTTCTATTTTCACGTATAGAGTGCAATACTCTTCGCCGTTGTCGTTTCGATACGCCTTTTGCGCCGCGCCGTTAGAGCCCAGAAAGTCGCTCAGTGGATATGCTACCGACCTCGTGTTGCTTCCGGGGCCCGGTATCTCTTGGACGGTCGTGATCTTTAGCTTGCTTATTTCTTTGATGTCGCCTTTTACGGATATTTGGTCGGTATATACCTGCCCGCCGCCGTCAAAGTATCTAGACGCGGTTTCGGAGAAAAGGACGTCGGCTTTTTGGTATATCCGCTTTTGGGCTCCTAATAGCATATACCACATCACACTCGTCCTATACTGATATATCCATCGTACCAAACAAAATATGCAAAGGTTTCCGTCGCTTGGAGACTTGTCGGCGTTGTTCTCCATTTGATGTTTGAGGCGTACCCCGTTATATTCGCTGCGGCATTGCTTATGGTAATTACCCCGCTTTGCCCCTTAACCCCGTTGCTTAGGGTCAAAACTCCACCACCTGTTAACGTGATCTCAAAGTTGTCGGCTTGTGTTAGGTCTATAGTAGGGTTTGCTTGACTAGCTACATGAACGGAAGCAGCAAGGTGAGTTGCGCTTACCCGCCTACCAGCAAAGTCTCCGTTACCGTCTCTTAGAACTGCTGTATCTGGGTAACTCCCCGTAGTTAAAGAAGCTGCAATAATGTTCCATCCGATTGTGCTATTTTCTGCTAAAGACCCATTAAAGCCTGCACGATATATTTCTGCAGTACCTTTTCTGTACCAAAGGATATTAAAGTCATTCCCGTCTTTTATAACGTGGATAATCCCGTACGCTGAAGGATTGTTCGAGCCTTGAATCGAGTCGTGGTTATAGCTATACCATCCAGCTTCTACAGTTCTCCAGAAGCCTACACTTCGGTAGTCTCCTTTTGGTAGACCACGCTTTACGAGAGTATGTTCTACCCTTGCAAATGCTGAGCTATCAAGCCCGTCTAGTTTGTCCGCATCTAGTCCGCTTCCGGCTCCCATGTTTCCCGAAGACCAAACCGTGCCGTCTACCGCCGGCATTGTTAAGATTTTGGCTGTATTGTTTATGTCTGGTTGCAGTATTCTTATGTTTTGTACTCCTCTTTGGGGTGAATAAACGTCGATTGCACTGTCTATGAACCCCGACATCGGTGCAGCTTTTAGCCTTAGCTCTCCGCCCTCGTTATTCGAGCTTGAACTTCTACCCGCTCCAATGTCTCCGGTAAAGTACTGGATTTGGGTACTATCTAGTTTTGCAAAGCTTGAGCTATCAAGCCCGTCTAGTTTGTCCGCATCCAGTCCGCTATCCGTCCCGTCTATTTTTTTGATTTCTTCAAAGATATTTGCGGGCGTGAGCGCGTCTACTTTTTCTTTGAGGTAGCTAGTGCGGTTTGCCAGCTGTTTTGCTTGCTTGTTGCTTATACCGTCTACCCCGCCTACGACGGGGTCGGTTACCTCGATTTGATATACGCCTTCTTCCCATCTGTTTTCTTCTTTTACGTTAGCCACTGTATACTCCATAATTGAATTGATCGTTATACTTTATTTGCCCGTTATACGTCACGCTATTAGCCGAATATTCTATGGCTACTAGCGTACATCTTACGGGCGCCGCGCTTTTTGCCGCATCGCTTATTTGTTTTGCTTTTTTCTTTGAGAGCGGTACGCTAGCAATGATCGAATACTCCGCCCAGTGGGAGTTTGAGCCGTAAAATCTACTTCTATCGTGTTTTATGCTTCCGTTATATTTTTGCCCCAAATTTCCTTCCACTATTATCGCGCCGCTATCTATCGCATGAACCGCCTTTTTTACGGCGTAAAAAGTACCGCTATAGTAATGAATCTTAAAAGCTTCCTTTATTAGGCCCCTAGCGCCCGTTTCGCCAAGCCCCTCTATATCCACGTCGTAGCTTTGAGCCAGTATGGGCAAAAGAGAAGCCGGGCAAGAGTCGGCCAGTATATTTATCGCTCCCAAATCCAGATTATCAAGCCTTACTCCAAATAGCTCGTCAAATTTCTTGTCGAATTTACTTTTGTGGTTTGGCAGCAAGTTCATAGTTCGGCCTTTTTGTAGCTTAGAGAAAAACTTACTTTTATAAAGCTATCGTCTCCTACTTTGGTATCTGCGCTCGGAGTTATTAGCCTTGCCCTATATACTCCGCTTTTGTGAAGCGTAGAATATACGTAGCTTAAATTTAGATCTTCGCCGATAGAAAGAGAGCTTTTCGAACCTTTAATCTCCTTGTCGATGCTATCTTGCAAAAACATATCGGTTAGTTCCAGCTCGGCCCTAACCTCTATATTTTTTATCGTAGCGTTTTCTACTATAACCGTATCGGTTAGCGGGCGAATCTTTTCGCCGCTTAGATAGTCCGCTACGCTTTGTCTCGTTTCTTCGCTCATATCGCTAGTTTTTAGGTATACCTTTACTATGCCGGGTCCCCCGTTTAGTACGCTGGCTTCTTCTACTTTTGCGTTTGCCGAAAGGGCGTGATATATATAGGCTTTTTTGCTTCCCGCGGTACTAAATCTCTCCAAAGACAGCACGGCTCTTTCCTTTAGCCTTTCGTCGCTTTCTACCTCCGCGCCGCCCCCAAACTCGCTTAGTTGTTTTGCTTTTAGCACGAAAGGAAAAGGCGTTTGGATATATTCGCACTTTAGCGGGCTTGATTTTATAAAAATATCCAGCACCGATACGGCCGTAGTTTTTAATTCTCCTTTTTTGACGATCGCCGTTTCTTTGATGTAGGCGACGTCGCCGTTGTCGCTAGTTAAAACGGTTCCGGCCGGAATTATCGTATCCGCATCTCTAGGAGTCGAAAGCGAAAGCTCGATACCGGCCGTCGGTTTTTCGCCTTTTAGCCGTTCAATACCGTATATCGCCACGATATTGTCAAGATCGCTACCTTGGGCAAAAGGTAAAAGCATAGATTTTACAGCGCTATTGATACGAGCGCGCAAAAGTAGCTCGCGGTAAGCCAGCGTCTCAAGCAGGGCGGAGTAATTATCGCTCTCCAAAAGCGAAATTTCTTTATCCGTCAAATAGCTTTTAAAAAGCTCTTTAACGCCCTTTAAAAGCTCGTCGTAGTTAAGCTCTTCGATAACGCCCGGATACGGTAAATTTTTTAAAAAACTCATAGCTCTATCCCTATCTCGTCGCCGCTAATTAGAACGATCTTAAAATTTAGCCTATGGTCTTTTAGGCTTATTAGTTTTACTTCGTCTATCTTCACTCGTTTTTCCCATCTCTCTACGGCTTCTATGACGTAGCAGGCAAGATCGGCTCTAAACTCGTCGTCTACCTTGCGGTCTATTAGCTCGAACAAACGGCTGCCGTATTCTGGCAGCATAACCCGCGAGCCTAGAGGCGTAAGCAAGATGTCTTTAATGCTCTGTTTTATATCCGCTAGATACTTTGCCATTAGTCCCTCGCCGCCCCGTTGTTGGTATGGTTGGTTAGATCGCCTCTGCCGTCTCTTACGCTGCCGCCGAAATTTGCGTTGCCTCCCGTCGTTATAGACCCGGTTATTTTTACGTTTCCGTTTATCTCAAAGCTTCCGCTTGCGCCGCCATCGCCTGCCGTATTTATAGCGCCCTCTATGAACGTGTTGCCCAGTAGCTTTATGCTCGGGCTTTTTACGACGGTGTCGTTTGCCGTTACGGTTACGTTTTTAGCGTTCAAATTTGCGTTTTCGCAGGTTATATTTATCTGCTTCGGTGCCGCAATTTCAAGAGTAGAGCTAGCCGTATCGTAGCTCATGCTTACGCCGTCTTCAAAGCTTACGCGCACCTTTTTATCCGTCGGCTCCTCTTTATGCGCGCTTTGGTAGAGTCCGCGAAGTATGACGCCGCTGTTTAGATTTCCTCTTACCGGCAAGACCAGCACCTGCTCGCCCGCTCTAATAGGAGAGAAGCTCACGGCAAAGGAGTTTGAGAAGCTTTGAAATACCGGCAAAAAATCGGTAACCATAGAGCCTACGGCTACTCTTGCCTTGTCGCCGCGAACCTCGCTAATCGTTGCGACTTCTATAAAATATTCTCTACTCATCGCCGATATGCTCGCTAAATTTATTATTTTTGATAGGTCGCCTTCGTCTCACGTTTTGTTTTATCTCTTTTACGTCGTCGTGAATTTCGTTTAGTTTTTGGCGGTTCGCGCCGTTTTCGGTGCGTAGCGTTTCTACCAGTTCTCTGGTGGCGGCCGTGTTGTTATTTATAGCTTCGTTGCTTCTTACGGAAATATCCACCAAAATTTCGGCGTTTTTATTCGCGGTTTTGTTTAGTAGCCAAAAGATCACTACAAATACTATAAAGCCGAAAATTACCATAAAGACCAAAAACTCATTCGTCCCCCAAGCTCCCGCCGAGTTGATAAGTCCCGTAGTTTCTTTAATCTCGTCGCTAAAATTTAGGCTACTTTCCATTTTATTCCTTTATCCCCAGGTATTGTTTCAGTTTTTTTTCGCAATCGCGGTAATAGATCATCTTTGCCTTGTCCGTCTCAAACGTGCCATCATTTTTGGGCTTTAGCGGCATTTTGGCATTGCACCTTACGGGCACGTATTTTTCTTTATAGATTATGTGCGGCTCGCTTATTTGAGGTTTGGCCGCACAGCCCGCAAATATCAAAGCAAATAGACAAAAAAGCGAAATCCTAATCACGAAACAGCTCCTTATATGCCGCTAGTTCGGCTTCGCAGCTTTTATCTTTGACGTAGATCTTCTTTATCCGCTCGGCCTCTTTGGGCGGGGTATCGTCGATCTCTACCGCGGCGGTCTTTATGGCTTCGTTTTGCAAAGAAAGAGATACGTTGCAGGCGTTTAGATTGTTTTTGACCGTAGCGTAGTCCTTGGTCAGTTTCTCGTTTTTCTCTTTTACGCTTTCAAGGTCTTTCAGCAAGACGGAATTTATGCTTTGGAGTTTTGAATTTTCCAAAAACAAATTTACGCAAGCAAAGCCCAAAAGCGCGGCTAAGGCAAAACCTACAATCGGTAGTTTAGTTATCAAGTAGCTCACTTAGCACCTTCTTTGCCCGGTTCGGCGTTTGTTTCGCCCAAAGAGAATTCATGCCGCTTTGATAGGCGGCTCTATATTCGCCCGCTCTTATATGGTGCATCGTGGTTACGAATTTTTTAACCTTTGAAACGCCTAGCTGATAGGCCATTTCTATCACCACTTCTTGGACGTTTTGCGGTTTTTCCTTTAGCCAATCAAACGTCGCAAAGACTGCAGGAGTAAGTTTTTCAAGTTTGAGCTCTAAAATTTTATCGGCCGTCTCTTTGCTCATAGGTTCGTATTTGCCGCCGTTTAGCGCTAGCTCGTCGGCCGTAAGCGCGGCAAGCAAAAAGCCGTAGCCCACGGTTAGTCTTCCTAAGCTATCCTCGTACCTATGATCTTTAAGGCCCTCGTTTTCTTTGATTTTTTCTATTAAGGTCATGGCGTCCTCCAAACTTTTGCCGCAATATTACGCCATACCCGTCCCAAAATCTATCACGATTTTTTGCCAAAAAACTTTGTCAAAGTCCTGTAATAGATTTTCGGCGCGAAACAGCCCATAATTCGCACAAAAATAATCAAAGGCGCTAAATGCTAGAAGAATTTGAAAAAGAACTGATAAACACGATTAAAGAAGCGGCCGAACCCAAAAACTCGGTAACTAGAGCGTACCTGGGCGAGTTTAACAGTAAAGAAGAGATGGAGCTGCTGATAAAAGGCGGCGAGAGCTTCGTATTCGTAGAGTTCGTGGATGAAAAATACGAAAATGTAGTAGAACGAAGCGCGACGTATAATATCCATATACTAGCCTGCACTTCAAACAAAAATCAAAACTACCGACAAGCCAATAAATTTAAAGCCTACGCTCTATGCGAGGCAATAGATGAAAGGCTAAGAAACTCGAATTTATGTAACGAGTTTAGGATAGAGCCCCAAAGCGCTAAGGCGTCGCTAAACGATATTACCGACTACGGCTACGTTTACGTGCTCACCAGGCAGATACGAACGCAATTTTTAGAAAAGGACGAATTCTTATGCTCATAACCAAAGACTTAATCGCGTTAAAGGACGAGAAAGAAGAAGTTTTAAGCGAAATTTGCCTGGCCGTAACCGGCGTTTGGCAAGGACACGCCGGAGGAACGTTTAGTATAGACGCCGCCGATATCGAAAAGATGAAACTAAATTTCGACAAGCGCAGCCTAGACATAGTGATCGACTACGAGCACCAAACTTTAAGCGGGGAGATAGCGCCCGCGGCGGGCTGGATAAAAGAGCTTTTTA